TGCGCCCCCCCGTTTTGAAAAATATGTGTGATTTTAATGGGTTGGGGTTTGTCTGATCCTACCTTATAAGACAATTTAATAAATAATTGTATTTGTAAATAACAAAAATATAACACTAATAAATTAAAAAAATGAAAGAACTGATAAAAGAATTAGAAGATAAAGACGAAAGAGTAGAATATCAAAAAATAAGTTTTAATATTAACTATTTAAAATATATTTTATCTAATATAGAATTTACAAAAAATATATTAAAGGAAAAAGAAGAAGAATATATTAAATTAGAATTTAGAATTAAAGATTTAATTAATGATTTTAATTCTAAATATACCAACAAAATAATTATATAATGGAAAAATTTGATGTTAATAAACATACCAAGTTACTAAAAAAAGTAGCAAAAGATTCAAATATAGTAGCAGATAGTACAATATTATTGATAACTAATTCAATGTGTCTATATAATAACTTAGTTGATGAATATGAAGCTGGTAACTCCAATAGAAGCTATCTTATGTTTCAATTATCGGGTAGTATATTTAAACAGTTAGCTATATTTGGTCAAGTACCCGCAAAAGTAAAAGATAATAGTAATACAGAAGAATCTAAATTATTAAACATTATATCTAAAGTAACTAAGAAATGAAAAAAGCAATAGTTAAAAAAAATACAGAAGTATCAGCAAAAAAAATATCTACTAAAGATATTAAATATGCTGAAGTGAATAAAAATTATACAACACGTGGTAACAAATAAACAAATAGCTATTAAATATGCTGATGATATAATAGATGGTAAAATTCCAGCCTGTAAATATATTATCCAAGCGTGTAAACTATTTTTATCTTATTTAGAACGTTCTGATCTAATTTATAAAGATTCCGAAGTAGATAAAGTAATAAGTTTTATCAATGAATTATACTTATCAGAAGAATCATCTAATTTAAAGTTTATTCTCACCCCGTGGCAAACTTTGTTTGTAGCAGGTATTTATGGGTTTTATTATAGAAGTACTGATACCAGAAAAACTAAAAATGTATTTCTATTAATTCCTAAGAAAAACGGTAAATCTCAGCTAATCACTGCTTTAACTATCTATCATTTAATATTTGATACTGGTGCACAAATTATTATTGCTGCTAATTCTTTACGTCAAGTAAAAAAAATAGATTGGAAGATGGTTAATAATTATTGTATTCAATTGGACCCCAAAGAGAAGTATATAAAAAGATATTATAATGATATTAAATTTAGGAATAATGAATTACTGGTTATATCCTCAGACGCAAAGAAGATCGATGGCTATAATGCCTCAACAATTGTCGTTGACGAAATTCATGAAGCAAAAAATGGGAATTTATATAATAATTTAAAATCTGGTCAAGTATCTAGAAAAGAGCCTCTTTGCATTTGTACAACTACCGCTGGTTTTGATTCAGAAAGTTTTTGTTATTCATTGGTTGAATATAATATTAAAGTATTATCTGGTGAAATAATTGATGATAATCAATGGGGTTTGTTGTATACATTGGACCCTGAAGATGATTATACAGATTATAATAACATAGCAAAAGCTAATCCAAATCTAGGTGTTTCGGTTCGGGAAGATGCTATAATAGAAGAAATAAAAAAAAGTATTAATAATCCTATTGAAGCTTTTTCTGTTAAAGTAAAACATTTTAATTTATGGCTTGGTGCTAAGAATTTTGATGAACAATATATTGATCTTAATTTTGTTGATAAAGTATTGAATAAAAACATTTCAATTGATGATGATAAATTTAATGAGTGTGAAGAAGTGTTTATCGGAGTCGATTTAGCTGCAGTATCAGATATTTTAGCAGCGACGTATATGTTTTTTTCCGATAAATATTACTTTTTTAATAGATATTATTTGCCAAAGAATAACCAAAATAGTATAGCCAATAATAAAAACTATACTATGTGGGCAGATAAGGGATATATCAAGTTGGTAGATGGTAATGTTATTGATTTTTCTGATATAATTGAAGATATTAAACCAATTTATGAAAAATTTAATATAAGACAAATCAGTTATGATCCAGCTAATGCAGTCCAATTTGCTATTAAAGGAGGTTATGAAGGGTTAAATATGATACCATTTGCTCAAACTAATGTTAAATTCAATTCACCAGCTAAAGAATTTTCGCGTTTAATATTAAGTGAACAAGTTGAAATAGAATATAATCCAGTAACACGTTGGATGTTTAGCAATGTAATTGTTAAAGAATATAAAGAATTAATACATCTAAATAAAAAAACTAATAATAATAAAATAGATGGTGTAATAAGTATGATTACCTGTTTAGGTGGTTACTTAGATAGTCCTAACTACAGTTATAAAGTATATTAGTTTATTTAATACAAATCCTGTATTTGTAATAAAATAAATATGGGATTTTTTTCAAAAAATAAGACTGAAGAAAGAGGTTTAACTAATTCATCTAATCCAGTACTAGGTACATTAAAATTTTCAGTATTTGGAAATTCTTCTGCTGCTGCTGCAATGAAACAGGGTATAGTATATTCTATAGTTAACCAAATATCTAATACTATTGCTTCTTTGCCATTATTACCATACGACATTATAGGAGATTGGAGCTATTTGGATGATAAAACTAATCTATATTATCTATTTAATGTTGAGCCAAATCCGTTTATGTCAGCTTTTACATTTAAAAAAACAATTATATCACAAATGTTACTTAAGGGTAACAGTTATATAATTATAAATAGAGATACTAGAACAGGTGAAGCTACACAACTTACTTTACTTTATTCGGATGCTATTCTAACAGAGTTTGTAGACGGTAATATTCAATATAGGGATACTTTAAGCGGTGAAATATATGATAGAAGTCAAATTATTCACATAATGAATTATGGTTCTACTTTTTATAGAGGTGAAAGTACTATATCATATATGTTTAATAGTATCAATATTGGTAATGCTTTAGATAATTATCAACGAAGTTTTACTCAAAGTGGTATGATGGTTAACGGAATACTAAAACCAGTTGACGGTAATAAAATAAATGGTAAACAAGCTGATGCTGCTAAAGAATCTTTTAATTCTTCTATAAATAATCTATCAACTAATTCAGTTATTGTTTTAGATTCTGGTTTTGACTTTCAGCAAATTTCTATATCTCCTAAAGATGCTAAATTCCTTGAAAGTAGTAAATTAAATAATGAAACTATTTGTAGATTCTTCAATATTAATCCAGCAATGGTAGGAGTTAATATAACAAATTGGACAACTTCAGAGCAATTACAATTAGAATATTTATCGAATTGTATAGCACCAATTATATCTAAGATAGAACAAGAGTTTTTTAGAAAAATTTACTTTAAACCTGATTGGAATACTAAGAAATTAAAGTTTGATACTTCAGAATTATTACGTGTAGATAGTGTAGCACAATCTAATTATTTTAAATCATTAGTTGAAATAGGTGCTTTATCAGTAAATGAAGTTAGATCAAAAATTAATGCTAATTATCCTACACCTAATGGTAATAAACATTGGATTAGTACAAATCTGCAACAGTTAGATAATCCAATAGTTAACATAAATAATAGTGTTGATAATAAACTATTAATAGATAAAAATAATACTAATAAATAAATATGAAAAATAATAAAGAAATAAGGTTTATTCCTTCCAATTTAAGGGTAATTACAATAGAAAAAACATCAAAGTGTAGTTGTGGTACTCCCGATGGTGTTTGTGTTTGTAATGATGCTGGAAATGTTGTAGAAGAAAGTAGAACAATAGCAGGTACTGCAATAGTTTTTAACAGTCAATCAGAACTATTAAGCGAAGATGGTTTAAGATTTCACGAAACTATATTACCTGAAGCTGTAACACCTGAATTAATAAATAAAAGTGATATAGTATTTTTGTACCAGCATGATAAAAAAAGTGGTGTACTAGCTAGGTCTAAATATGGAACTGGTACATTAAATATAGCTATAAATGAACTTGGTGTAGATTTCAATTTTGATGCTCCGTGTTCACCAAATGGTGATAATATATTAGAATCTGTTAAACGTGGTGATTTAGATTCTTGTTCTTTTGCTATGATGGTTAAACAAGGTAATGATAGTTGGCTTAAAGTAGGTGATATATATCAAAGAACAATTAAAAAAATAGATGATATTGCTGATATGTCAATAGTAGTAAATCCAGCTTACAAATCAACTTCAGTTAGT